GGTGCCTGTGGGCGGGTTGACGTTCATCTCCGCCGTAACCGTCTGGTAGTCCTCCTCGGCCGCGCCGATCTCGGGGAAGCTCGACAGGCTGCACTTACTCATCACGAACGCGACCGCGCCACCGGGTGCGTCGGACGCTGCGGAGACCGCTCGCATGCCGAACGACTTCGGGAAGGCCGAGGACAGCAGCGACCAGCCCTGGCCCTCGTAGGGAACGGTGGCGCTCTCGGTTCGGTCGCTCACCGTACCGCCCAGCATCACGGCCAGGTTCATCAGCGACAGCTTGGCGTTCTCGATCGCCGCCGTCAGACCGGTGATGATGGACTGCTGGTCGATCAGTCGGTTGTCGCCGCGTAGCTGCTTGGTGTCCATGTCGCCGGTGATCGCCAGCGACTTGATGCCCGGGACGTCGAACCACTCACCGTAGGTGCACAGCGCGCCCACGGCATCGGTGAGCACGCTGGCAATCTGGCAGTGCTGTACGGCGTAGACCTTGGTGATACCCTGATCGGCGACCGGGGTCGGCTGAGTCATTTCTGCCTCCTATGGCGCTGGGACTGCCAGCTGGCGATCGATCTGCACCGTTACGATGGTGCGTCGTAGGTTATCGGCCGCTTGCGACGACCGAGTCAGGATCCGCACGCCGTAACAGACGATGAGCCAGCTCGACAGCTTGGATCGGTGGAGCAGGAGGCAGACGCTATCTTCCAAGCCGATGCGCTCGGCTCGGGATCCATCAGGGTTCCTCAGTGCTTGGTAGATGTCGACTTGAGCCTGTTCGCGGACGAGCAGCTCGCCCTCGACGTCGGTATCTCCATTGGGTACTGGGAGCCAGGCCACACCCTCGGTCACTACGACCATCGGCAGCGGAGCCTTGGGCGGGGCCACGTCGCGAAATACGGTCAGCCCGAGACCAGCGGACTCGATCAGATGCTTGATCGCTCCACTGACGGTCGCGTTGGTCACGGGCGTGGTCATTCGCAGCCTTTCACCATAGTCTTGGCGTACGCCGCTTCGGCTGCGGCGAACCCGGGTCGCATGTGGGGCTGGGCGCGCGAGTGGCGGGTGCCGAACTCGACATACCCGGCGTACTCCACATGATTCTCTAGAATCGCGGCCGTTGAGTCACTAGTCGTTTCCACGCGGCCATTGATTCCGTTTCGGAGGCGCCCAGTACGTACGGGCGCACGCGACTTGGCCTCTCTCTCGGCCAGGGCTGCCAGATCAGCCGCGTTACGCGGGAACTGGCCCTCCCACTGCTGGAATACACGGAGGATGGCGCGTTCCCACTCACTCTGATTCGTCCACGTGACTTGGGCTGGCATACTTGATCACTCGATCTCCACGGTCAATACGAGGCGTACCCTTGTGCGTTTTGGGGTGGTCCCAGTGCTCCACTGTGACGTCCCCCACCTCCGTCGTGGTGGTGTCGCTACCTACCGTAACGGTGACGTCGTCGCCAGCACCCTCCTCCGACTGGTCGACGGAGTGATCGTCGACCGTCTTATCGGCAGATGAGGTAGTCGTCTCGTTGTCGCTGTTCTTCTTGGTGGCCATCAGACTAGTACCCGATTCGTCTTGTAGGGTTCGAGCCAGGCGTCGGCGACGGGGTCGCCGGTGGTCCTCTCGTAGTTCATCCCACCCGGGGGTGCCGGGTCGGTCTCGTCTTGCTGAGTCGGAGCAGGGGGACGGCCGACCGGATTGCCCTCGTCATCGGCCTGAGCAGTAAACGGAGCCGGTGAGTACATCGCCGCCAGACGCGCTGCAGCCATCTGTACGCCCAGTGGAGTCTCACGAGTGCCGTAATCACCGGCAACGAATACCTCACCAGTAACCAAGCCGCTCGCGTACCAAGTGTGTCCGTCGGACCCCAAGGATCCTGACTCGACAGACGCTGCCCAACGCGAAAGTCGACCGACACCGTTACTCACCGCTACCGGAATCGTCGTGTCCGTCGGTTCCCAGATTGACCGGGTATACAAGTCGATTACCGTCTGGGCGCTGGCTATCGCTGCCTGGATCTCCGTGTCGGTGCCCACGGCACCTGCACTCTTTGCTTGGTCGATCGTGCAGTAACTCATCGGGTCCCTCGTATCGCTTAGGCGGGATGGGGGCCTTGTCGCCGACCCCCATCCCGCAGCAGCGGCACTTGCTCACGGAACGTCGTACACCTTGATGAAGGCGGCCGGCGCGTAAACCGCGAGCTGCGCGCGGGTCTCTGCCAGCAGGACCAGGATGTTCTTGATGAAGTTGTCGACGTGGCTGTCCGACATCAAGATTCGCACGCCCGGCTTGCGCCAGAGGGTGGCGCCTTCCTTGAACGCACCGACCAGCGCGGTACCCGCCGCGATTCCAACCGTGGGCACGACCGGAAGGCCCCAAACGCGAGGCGCCGCGAGGGATGCTGGGTCCTTGGTGAAGAGGAACATGCCCGAGGTGGAGTCCTGGGTCAGCTCGACGGCTTCCCAGTCGACCGGATGCATGACCACACCGGACGGGTTGTACCCCGAGACCTGAGTCTTGGTGATCGCCTTGCGGATCGAGATCAGCATCCCGTCGGTGGTGTCCTGCTCCTGGATGCCCACCGTGTTGAGGATGCCCCGCATGTTGGGGGCGGTACCGTTACCGTTCAGCACCTGCGTGTCGATCCGCTTCTCGACGGCGAACGACAGGCGACCCTGGATGTACCCGGTCAGCTGGGCGTTGTCCTCGGCCGACTGACGCGTGAGCGGGATCCACACCGCGATGGTAGCCAACGCGGCACTCGCGACCGTGAACGTCATGGCGGCTTCGGGCTTGGCCGAACCCTCCGCGACTTCCGCCGCAGGCGGTGCGGTCGACGTCTCGATGACCCACTCGACCGATCCCGAGGTAGCGGTCTGCTGGTCGAGCAAGTCGGCCACCTTGAGCACCTGGTCTGGCGGGTGCACGATTCCCGGAAGCCGCTGCGGCTGACCAGGCAGTGTTACCGTGGTGACGAGTGCGCGGAGATCGGTGGCGTCGGGGAGGCGCAGCACCTCGGCCGCACCGGTCATGCCCCGTTCGCGGTAAGCCTCGGCTCCGGCTGCCAACTGGTCGCGCCAGTCGGCCGGGATGATCGGGTTGCTCGGGGGTGCGGGATCGTCGCGCTGCTGACCTCGGCGCTGCGGCTGACCACCCTCCGGGCGCCAGCGCTCGACGACCGTGGTGTTGGCCAGGCGACGACGGCGCTCGTTAGTAGCCTCGGTGACGGTGTTGCGGCGCTCGATCTCGCCTGCGATCTGATCGGCGCGAGCGGCGTCCTCGTCGGTCGCGTTCTCGCCTCCCAGCGCTTCGAGCACCTCGGACCGAGCCTGCTGCAACTCGGCGTCAGTGAACTGGGTGTAGTCGACGGTGGTCGGCGCGGTTCGCCAACCTGTGGCGCCAAAGGCGCGACGTCGGGCGCGCAGGGTCTGCGCGACGGTGATGGGTCGGCGGTTCACGGTCGTCCTCCTAGTTGAACGGTCCTCAATCGCAGCCGCGCTGCGGCGACGGAACGACCGGTGGCAGGGGCCGATCGAGCTGCCGTAAACTGAGATCCAGGCACAGCGGCCATGCGTGCTGTGATCTGGCTGACCTCGACGAGCTTAACTGCGACGATCCGATTTGGCTCGTCCTCGTCGAAGATCGCTTGACGGAATCCCACGGACAGCTCGGGGGCTGACCCGGAACTTCCCTTAGTGCGGGCATCGTGCCCGTCAGTGGTGTCGTCCCACCATCCTCGGATCCAGAGCCCTTCGGCCTGGTCCTCTGCCCGGAACACTCCGACCGGAACGGTGGGGTCGTGCATCCAACAGAGCGCGTACGGCTCGCCGTCCAGACCACCCGCTGACCAGCAGCCAGCCTGAAACGTCGTGCCATAGGCGTCGAGCACGCCGTGCCTACAAGCCCAGCCCTCAAAGTGGGGATCGTCGCCGTCGGGGTCGGTACGAACAGTGAGGTCGCTGAACGCTACATAGCGGTAGGCGTCAGATACGATTTCCATTCGGGTCTCTACCATTCCACTGATAGACGCGACCATCGCGGGTGCGCGCCGTGGTAGAGCCCGGGATAAAGTCAGTCACTTCGGTCATCTCGCCTGTACGCAGGTACGTCCACGTACCGTAGACGCCAATCTTGAGTTCGAGCTTGGGGGGCAGAGTCCCAATATGCTCGCCGGTCTGTCCGTCCAGCGGACCCTCACGCAGCAGAATCGCATGGCCGGTTCGGTCCGCTTCAAGCGGAAGAGCGGGTATGACTAGTAGCTTAGTCACGTGGCAGATCCAATCGGGTCCAGGATTGGGAGGACGTGGCCATTCCCGTTTCGGACGGGTGGAGCCTGAGCGCGTGTGCGGTACAGTGTCAGGGTGAGCGCGCCCAGGCCCCCCGGCAACGGTTCGTGTCCAACTTCGGCACGTGCCTCGTCAATCGTCAAGATGTCGGCTTCGACCAGGGACACTGTCCGAGTAACCCGCTGGTCTTCCGACTCCTGGAGTGCTTCCACCTCCCCGGTATTGAATTCGGCGGTCTGTCGCGGGTCCGGCACCGTTTGTAGGTCGATTTCAGAAGCGACGACCTGGAGCTTGGGAACAATGGTGTCGGACCAGAGTGTGGCTCGCGCAGCCGCTCGGTTTTCGTACGTCGTGCCACCCATCAGGTAATCGCGGGGAACGCCGAAGGCCAACATCACTTCTTCGGCAGTGCGCACCCGGGTGTCGAGATACGAAACCTCCTCACTCGTTAGACCGATGCGTTCGTACTTAGCGGGGACCGGCCCACTAAGGATCAGGTGTCGCCCGGCATTCTCGGGCGATTCGTGTCGCGCGGCTAGATCCGCGCGGACCTGCTTGTGCGTGCCCTCGTCCACGTCGCCGAGATATACGACTCCACCCGGGGTTCCTCCACGCTGCAAAGTCGCGGACTGGTAACGACGCGCATAATCGTCCAATTCAAGCGCAAATCGAGCCGCTCGCAGCGGCGGCAAAGCGGCCCAGATGTCATCAGGATCCGGGTACCGCAGCCAGAGCATTTCCTCAGGTAGAAGGAAACCCGTTCGCCCGCTGGATCCGTGGACATGGTACCCAATCAGTGTCTGGGTGTCTTCCGGTCCGGTGTTGTCGATGACGGGCTCGATCGCCCAGCTCTGGTCCAAAACATGGATCGAGGCGACCGGTCCCTGTCCCGAGTCGCCCCTGTCCATGTAGATGAAGCACTGGCCCTGCGTTTCTAGTCGGAGCCAGCTGATCTCGCGTAGAACTCTGGCGGACATGTAGTCGTTGGGAGCGTGGTTCCAGAGATCAGCCACCTCATCGGGGATCACCTCCCCGTTTTCGTTCAGGATTTCGAGCGGGCAGGTAGCAGCGTTCGTGGCGATCGCGACAATACAGCGGTAAGCAACCGCGCTGTTTCGCCATCCAGTTTGGCCGTCCTGATACCACTGGTACAGGCCATCTGGACCCATTGTCACGTATATCGTGTCAGTCCCCGCGACGTGGAACGAACCACCGTAAGGGAACTCTGTCCCAGGCATGGATCGACGCGCCAGACTACGAGAAGCCTGGTCTGCCAGCAGGCTAGCCGCGCCTTTTAGCGCGCCGACCCAGCCTCCCCCGGGCTCAATCGGGGAGCTTGTGCTACGCGACATCCGCCATCCCGCGCCTCCGGAAGAATAGGTGAGAAATGGCCCATACCAGCGCATCGAGGCGGTCGGGGGACAAGCGGTCGGCTGGTGTCCACGTCGTCATTTGATCCTCCAGCGTGTGGTGGATCCCGACGTGGTGAACGAGTCCCTGTTCGTACAGGGTGCTCACCGGCTCGGCTCGCAGTCGTTTACCTCGGCTCGCGGTGACGGGTCTGAATCTCACTCCTTGCGGCAGACGCTCGGATTCTAGAGTAGTGCGGACCATCTCGCCGCCGTTGTTCGTCTCGGCGACAATGTAGCTTGCGCCCCAGGCGGTTGCCGCCTGGATCGCAGCTTGAGCCCATCCGTGCGGGGTGTAGTGACCCGACATGTCCGCGAGGACGAATCCCTCGTGGTCAAGCCTGGCTGCGACGATAATGCCAGTCTCGTCGCCGCCGTAGGTCACTGCTGGGTCAATCGCGACCACGATCTCCATCTGAGACATAAACGGCTCGACCATCTTGATGTCGGCCCGATGCTCTTCGATGAGATCGTTAGTCCAAAGCGCGCCCTCAACATCTTCGAGGAGCTCGCCCTCCAGCTCCTGCCTTCCAAGTCGCGAGCCCTCGTACTTGCGCAGGACCGTCTCTTGGAAGACAGGAGCCAGATTGTGGAGATTATCATACGTCCGGCCACTGGTGATGACTGTGGTCGGTGAGTACCTCAGCTCCCGGATCTCCGGCCGAGGGCGTGGGGTGGTCGTGATCACGCAACGGGGGTCCGAGCCCAGCCGCAGACCAAGCCGGTAGTTGGTGAACACGTCCTCAAGATGGTTGAAAGTCGCCATCTCGTCGATCCAGGCCGCGTGATGCTGCGGGCCTCGGAGCTGGTCTGGCTCATCCGAGCTGTAGCAGAACGCAACCGCGCCATTCTTGAAGTGCACAGCACGCTTACTCGGGTAGTGAACCGGTCGCTCCCAAGCGGGGAATACCGACAGCAATCCCGACTCGCCTAGGATCATGACATCACGCACATCGGCCGCCGTACGCCCGATGAGCGCGATTCGACCCGGTGGGCCTAGCTTCGTCACCTGCTCACGAATGAACTCGGCTCCAGTACGGGTCTTGCCCCACCCTCGACCCGCCATGATCAGCCACTCCAACCATGGAAGTGTGACTTGTACCGGCGCGGCCTGACGCGGATCACGCACAGTTCTGGGGGTGTCGGGCGGGGCAAGCTGTGTATACCGCGCGTGCGGCGCGACCCACCCCTCATGGGGTCGCCCATCGCAGAACGGCATGTCGCAGCGCCACATCGTGCGCCGCTTCTCGATCTCCTGAGCCAGCCGGTCGCGCAAATGCTGCTTGCGCTCCGGCTCCCAAGCCCGCCACTCGCCGTCGCCAGGACCGTAGCCTTGGCGCCAATTGCGGGGCGGGTCAGTCATCGGCGTCGACTACCTCGCCGTCTATCACGGCGGGTTGACCGCCCATCTCGACCATCAGAGCCTCGATCTCATGGTCCAGTGCGCCGGAGTACTTGACTTCCAGCTCAGCTGGCATGTTGAGACCGAGGAGGGCAGCTCGTACCTTTGAAGCAGCCAACCAAGCCTGTTGGGCTGCGAGCTTCTCAGCGAGTGTCGTGGCGGCCGACTGAATAACCAACTCATTAAAGCGCTGGAGACGGTCGATCCGGGTGACTTCAAGGGTCCGTGCCTGATCACGCGTCTCCTTGGGGATTCCGGCCTGGATCGCGCGCCTGATGCGCTTCCGGACGGTAGGGACGGTAACGCCCTGGATGTCGGCGATGTCCTGGTAACCCATGTGTCGCAAGCGTAGTTCGAGCGCTTCACGATCCTTGGCGATCTGGTCGAGCATTTCCAGTTCGCGGCTCGGGTACTCGGACACGAGACCCAGTCTACCAGACGGGTTGGCAGCGGCGCAAGTGCGCCCCCAAATCGTATGGCCTGCCAGGGCTGGCGCGATGGCCTAAAAAAGTCGAACCCCCAACCATTGGTTGGGGGTCCGGCGCGGGAGGCTTAGCGGACGTCGTAATCGGGGAGCCAGGTC